TGTAAGAGCTTTGCCAACATTTTTAGATAATTATACTGGATATAAATTTTATAGAATAAAAAATGGAGAAAGACCTGATATTGTATCAAGAAGATTATATGGTACATCGCAATATTATTGGACTTTCTTTTTAGTTAATGATTTTTTACATGATGGTATGAGAGCCTGGCCAATGAGTCAAGAAGATTTATTTACATACATAGAAAAAGAATACGAAGGATATGCAATTGAAACAAATCCGGTGATAACTCGTGACACTGACGGGCTTATAACTGATCATAGGAATAGTCTATCAGGGCGGTTTACACTCGGAGAGACAGTTACAGGTGCTACAAGTTCAGCAACTGGTACACTTACAGTTAAAAATGCTGATCTTTCTCAACTCGTAGTACAAAATGTTACTGGCGGAGCGTTTATTGGAAGCGCTTTAGGCCAAGCAACGACTGAATTAGTCGTAGGTCAAACATCAGGAGATTCAGTATCTACTTATAATGTATACAAATATGCAGAAGCTCCATACTATTATCATCTTACAAACGATGCTCTTAAAAAACCAGTAACAAATGCGAATCATATTGTTGGTGGCGTTGATGCATTAGACCTATCATATGTAAGTAACAGACAGCACGTCATTGATGAGAATGATGAACATTCACAAATCAGATATGTCGATCCAGCTTATATCGATGAGTTCGTTAATAATTTTGAAGAACTACTAAATGAGTAAGAATTATAACTTAGAGGTCAATAGAATGGCCGCAACCCCGAAAGCTTATAAAGTAAGTAAGGCAGATTTTCATTCGAATCAAGGATTAATTGTAAAGATAGGCGGTATTATAAAAGATATTAAAGTAAAAGAGAGTCTCTATACGTCATCTCTTGTTGTAGATCTTTTTATTTTAGATAGTATTCCTTTAATAGATTATTTAAAAATTGCTGGTAACGAAAAGATTGAGTTAGTTATTGAAAGAAGAGATATAAAAAGTAAAGTAAATAAACAATTTAAATTAGAAGTATACATAGCAGAGGTAAGAGACTATAGTACTCCAACTCCGTCATCAAAAGCTTACACACTACATTGTGTATCAAAGCATGCTTACATTAATAATGTAAAAGTTCTTACACAATCATTTAATAATACTCCAAGTTTTTTAATTAATTCTATCGTAACAGGACCGTTAAGTAGTAAAATTGATATACGTAATCCTTCAACGACTCCTATTAAAGGTATCTACCCTAGAATACGTCCATTAGCAGCAATCTCTTGGCTACTTCGTAATGCATATGAGGACTCAACTCCCAGTTATTTTTACGAAACTGCAAAAAGCGGATTAGTTTTTGATTCATATAAAAAAATATTAGAAAAAAAAGTATACGATACGTATGATAATAATCCTAATTATAAAGAAACATCGCAAAATTCGATAGAAGAACTTTATGAAGAGGAAAGAAAAAAAATTCAGAAGATTTTAGGACAAACTTTAAATCTTTCTAAATATAATGCATCAGCTGCTGGAGCATTTGGATCAACTCTTCATAAAATTGATATATATGATAAGTCTTCTTCAACAGTTGATTATTCATATAACGAAAGAATTAATAAATTAAATGATAATGCTCCAATAACAGATAAAATTTTAATAGACGGCCAAGCAATAAATAAATTTAAAAAAGGTAAGAATTATTTTGTATCATATAATAGCGGATCTTTTGATTCGATTAAAAATTATCATGCACCAACTGATCAGAGTATGTTAAAAGCAGAAGCTTATCATCATAATCTTAATACCGTGAAACAAGAACTCTTATTAACAGGCGATTTTGATTTTGAAGTAGGTATTGTAATTAATTTAAAACTTTTAAAATCAGCTGATATTACTCAAGAGATCATAGCAAGCGAAGAAAAAAAGGATGAGACACTGTCAGGAAATCATTTAGTGACAGGTATTGTACATCATTTTGGTTCTGAAGGCTATTTTATGTCAGTCACAGCGAAAAAAGATTCCTTTATAAGAAAACTTGAAGGTATTAAAGGAGATAAGAATGATACAAAGGCATGATGATCAATACATTGGTGGCCAATTCACTTGGTTTACGGGTATTGTAGAGGATATAAATGATGCAGAGAACTTAAATAGAGTTCGAGTAAGGTGTCTGGGTTGGTATGACGCATCAGTTGCGACATCAGATCTTCCCTGGGCAACAGTTATGATGCCCGTAACATCCGCTTCATTGAAAGGAGTGGGCGGTAATCATCATTTAGAGGTAGGTTCATGGGTCGTAGGATTCTTTCGTGATGGTCCGAGTGCTCAAGATCCTATGGTAATGGGATCAGTTGCGACAAAAACAGACGGCGAAAGAGACATACCGTCAGCCGCGTCACCAGATAATAAGATCTATACCTCAAAAGCCGGTCATAAAATAGAAATCGATAACACAGACGGTGCAGAAGAAGTGAGAATTACTCATGGTAAGAAGGCTTCGTATATCAAAATCGATAAAGACGGACTGATAGAGATCAAATCTACTGTTAAAACAAGAATCATCTAATGGCTGTTCCAAGCATTACGCTCCCTTCTCTCGAATGTCCTGACGTTCTGTTACCCACACCAGCGAATCTTTCTAATCTCTTTGGCGGTCTTGCGACTCAAGCCTATCGCTATCCTGACGAATTAAAGGATCTGAAAGAGAAATTAGAACAGATAGAAGAAGATATCCTAGACATATACAATCCTAAGTGGGAAAAGATCGACATACCAGAAAAGAAATGGGATATCATGATGACTCGTCTTGCTGCTGAATATCCGATGTACGTACAGAAGAAGATACTTGAGCTTATTGATACACTCTTTCCTATAGACTTTAACGTAACAGTGTTAGGTATACAGATAGAGATCATTTCTTTCTTAAGAGATCCTTCGAGCATCTCTGATTCTATCTTTTTAAAAGACATCGATGACCTCTATTTAAAAATACCTGAGGAGTATCGGGTCTGGAACAAATTTGAGACTGCTGACTTTAAAAAAGCATCTGTGATGAATTACATAAGGAGTGAGGTCGCAAAGAAGATGAACTTACTGCTTCATGGAGGGTTCACAGGCCTTATAGGTACCTTTGATGAGGTATGGAGTGCACTCGGTCTTCCTACCATACCAGCATTAGAAGAGCTCGACTTAGAGACTCTTATAAGAGATAAGACAACAGAGGAGTTAGAGTCAATATCGATCTTCGGTTATAGCTTAAATGATCTCTTAGGCGGAGACTTTGATAACAATGTCGATATAGATGAGTACAATAAAGAACGTCTTTTAAAGAGAGCAAGAGAGTTTGCAGAGGAATGGCAGACATATTTAATTAAAAAGTGGATGGAAAAGGTAACGGCGTTCTTCGATGCTATAGGACTCAGTTCTTTAACAGAGTTTATTACATTTACTTTCTGCGATTTCTTAAAGATCGTAGGCTTTCCGTCTACTATAGACTTACCACCATCAATACAGACAGCAGTTGCAACAACAAATAGCTTAACAGTACCTGAAAGTAGCGGCTAAACGATATAAATAACTATATGGCAGGATTATATACAGGCGATAAACAGATCTCAGGTAACTTAGAACAGGCTCGAATTGTCTCTAAGAAGAAACCTTGGAGAGACTTAGATCTTTCTCTTAAGATCCATCCTATACGTAAAGACATTATACCATTAAAGGATGATGTCGCGATTAAGAATGCTGTGAAGAATCTTTTAATAAGTAATTTCTTCGAAAGACCTTTTCAAGATGATTTAGGCGCTAACCTCAGAGGATTACTCTTTGAGCCGGCAGGGTTTATTACTGAGATACAATTAAGAGATAACATTCGTACAGTATTGAATAAATATGAACCGAGAGTAAGAGTGACGAATATTGATATCACTGATCTGTCTCAACAGAACGCTTATAAGATAATAGTTAATTTTAAAATAAAAGAATATGATTCAGCTGCATCAGTTGAGATTATATTAAGAAGGCTCAGATAATATGGCAACAAACTTAAATGTAACGGAACTCGATTTTGCAGATATCAAGCAGAATTTAAAGAACTTTTTAAAGCAACAATCAGAATTTAATGATTATGACTTTGACGGAAGTGGATTAAATGTCCTATTAGACGTCTTAGCTTATAACACTCATTATAACGCTTTGAATGCTCACTATAGTTTAAATGAATCCTTTTTAGATTCAGCTCAGATACGTGGCAATGTTGTTACAAGAGCAAAGCTGTTAGGATATACACCGCGATCAGTCTTATCTCCAAGAGGTAAAGTAGATATTGTAGTGAATGTCGCATCAGAAGTAGGTACAAAGCCGACCGTCTTAGACCTCACAAGAGGGACTAAATTAAATACTATCGTTGGCGGTGAAGAGTTTCAATACGTTGTATTAGAAACACAGCAAGCAACACTGAGTGCTGTCACTGCGAATACATATCAATATAATGATGTTATCATAGCAGAAGGTACTGTAAGAGAATTAAAATATAGAGTTGATAATGATATAGAGAATCAGAAATTTCAACTCTCTGATTATGATGCTGATACAAGTACATTAAGAGTAAGAGTACAGTCAAACGAAGAGTCAAGCTCATTCGACGTATATACAAAATTTGAGACATTAAAGAACGTTGATTCAGAATCAAAGGTATATTACTTACAAGAAAATCCAAGCGGTTATTATGAGGTATATTTCGGTGATGGAGTAACAGGGTTTAAGCCGTCTAATAATAATATCGTTACAATCGATTACGTGACTACTCAAGGGAAGGAATCAAATGGAGCTAACAGTTTCTCTATGGTTGATTCTATCGGGGGATTCTCAGGGATTACAGTGACTCTCGATACGGCCGCTGCTGGTGGTGTAGATCAAGAGACAATGGAGTCAATACGATTTAACGCACCCTTAACCTTTATTGCTCAGAACAGAGCGGTAACAGCTGATGACTATGCATCTATTATAAAGAAAGAGTTTAGTAATATCGATTCAATATCTACATGGGGCGGAGAAGATAATGATCCACCTGACTATGGTAAGGTATATATCGCAATTAAACCTTTATTAGCAGATCAGTTAACAACAGCTGAGAAGACAGATATTACTGGTGTGATATTAAAAGGAAAGAATGTAGTATCTATTACACCAGAGATTGTTAACACTAACTATACCTTTTTAGAGATAGACGCTAACTTTAAATATAACCCTAACTTAACAGATAGAAGCTCAGTAGAATTACAATCAGTTGTAAGAGATACAATAACAGACTATAATTTTAATAACTTAAATAAATTTGATGGTGTATTTAGGCACTCTCAATTAACACGAGCTATTGATAACTCAGATCCTTCTATACTTAATACTATAATACGTCCAAGAATGTTTCAGAATATTACACCGAGTAATGTATCAACGCTACCTAATGATTTTAACCTAAGCTTTACATCACCATTCTATCAGAGTGGTAATTCAACAGCCTTTATATTAACATCCTCTGCGTTTAAGATTAATAACGTAGATCATTTCTTTGGAGATATACCTATTACAGGATCAACTCAGAGACAAGTAATAGTATATAAGGTAGTTAATTTAGAAAACGTCACAGTGATTAATAACGCTGGTATTATAGATGTATTAAAAGGTACAATTACTCTTCATAGTTTTTTACCTGACGCAACAACAGCAATTAAAATTACCGTATTACCTAACTCATTAGACCTTGCGCCTAAGAGAGATCAGTTAATATCTATAGATAATAATAGCGTTGTTATAACACCAGAGATTGATACCATCGCAGTTGCAGGTTCAGCGGGTAGTATTACATATAACACAACATCAAGATTTAAATCATAATGCCTCATAAGACTACATTAACTCCAGGTGCAATCGAAGTCGATCATGGGAGTTTAGCTGAAACAAAAGAAAATATACGTATTGATCAGTTAATACCGTCTGAGATATTAGAAGATAAGGTACAATTAACTAAATTTCTAGAAGCGTATTATACGTTTCAGAATATGGATGAGTTTATATATCAAGAAACAGAAAGCTTTGATGATGTAGTACTTAATAATCAAGCTCAGTTTAGAATACCAGATCCTAAAAACGAAAATAATCGTTTCTTTACAGATGAGACAGGAGCTGATTCTACTCTTATATTAACAGCGCCTAATGGTACAATCACTACAATATCTTTAAATGATATCAATGTAGCAATTACTAACGGTAATGAATTACCAGGATCGCTTGTTAATTCAACATCTGAAATAGGTAAGACATATACAGTCAATAGTCTTTCTGGCTATAATAATTATACTGCTCGATTAACTACAATCGTTAAATATTGGGTCGGTCCAGGACCTTCCTATGTAATGAATACCATTGAACACGCAATGGATATAGATCGTAATGATACAAATTATTTAGAGCTTATGCAGAAAGAAATCGCTGCTACCATTCCAAGAGGAGTCACAGTAGATAAAAGGAATCTA